CATAAACGTCCAGATAATGCTACCGCTAATGCGGAAGCTAAACGTGGTGAGAAGAGGATGAAAGGAATTGATCGAGCAGTTAAAAAACTTACCAATGAGTCTCAAGAAGAAATTAATGAATTATCCAAAGATACATTGGGTAGCTATGTTAAGAAAGCCGCATTTGATAATGGTATGGCTGGATTTAGACAAGGTAAAGCTGTTGGAGATGCTGGAAAATATCATAAACGTCCAGATAATGCTACCGCTAATGCGGAAGCTAAACGTGGTGAGAAGAGGATGAAAGGAATTGATCGAGCAGTTAAAAAACTTACCAATGAGTCTCAAGAAGAAATTAATGAATCTTTTGAAAAGAAAATGACTAGAGAAATTGCTCAAAAAATTATTAGAGCTGATCTAGGTATATCTAACTACACACATGATTATCAATTTACTCAACTAAGCCTTGACCAAATTATGAAATTATCTGAGTTGTCTAAGGAATATGGATTTAAATTGGATCGTATGGCACCATTATCTTTAGAAGCAACTTTTTGGAAATCATTACAATATGTAATAAAAACTGGCCGATCTATAGGGGGTAATAATGAAAATGAGTCTCGAGAAGAAATTAAAGAATCCTTAAGTTTAGAAGATACTATCAGTTCAATCATAAAATCATAAATAACTTTGTACATCATTGATAAATAATAATATCTTAAATATTAACTAAAATTATCAATGATGTACAAATACTCAGCAAATTTAATAAAAGTAATTGATGGTGATACTGTCGATCTAAGTGTTGATCTTGGTTTTCATATATTCGCCAAGATCCGATTTAGATTGGCTTATATCAATACACCTGAACGTGGTCAAGAAGGATTCAAAGAAGCATCCAATAGATTGATTGAATTACTTACCAATAATGAAATTATAGTGGAATCATCAAAATCCGATAAATATGGTAGATGGTTAGGTACGCTATATGTAAATGATATAAATATTAATAATGTTCTTTTAAATGAAAGATATGCGAAAGAATATCATTAATAGGGCTTTAACAAATGGAATTAAAATTATTTACAGAACTTGTAGAATATCTTGTCGGCGGTGGACCAATAGCAGTAATAGTTTTATTGTTACTAATAATATTCTTATTACTTTGGGAAAGGCGAATTCTAGTATCTTCTATAACAGAATGTCATTCTAAATTAGTAGAAGCCAAAGAAAAAGAAATTCTATCAATCAAAGAAATAAATACTAAATATCATGATGGTACAATGACTACTATTCATGCTCTCAATGAAGTAAAGTTGGTTTTGAGTTCATTAGAACGATCAATAAAATAACTATGTTTAATCTATCAAATTTCCTAGTATTGCCAAAATTATTTAATAAAGAATTACTGTTGTGTTCTGAAATAGATTTTTTATTAAATGAAAAAGAAGAACCATTAAATCATTATAGTGTTACCTCTGAAGCTGCACATAATCTTTTAAAACAGACAGCACATGAGACTAAACACATCGCCTCAAAAATATCCTCAAAGTTAGATAAAAAAATCTTAGATGTAGAATTACAATTATCAACTATCCTATCAACAATATCAGAAGCAGTCATTATAACAGATTCTAATGGGATTATACTAGAATCTAATGTAGGTGCTAATGATACTTTCAAATGTCCTGATGGACTTGTCGGTAAGTCAATTAATGAGTTTATCCCAACTTTAGATTCATTAGATGTTTCTAAAAAATGTATTCAGACAAGGGGACTAACTTATCACAAATATGAATTGAGAATTGAATTGAGTATCAATAGGTTTGATGATAATAAAATTATCTATATCATTAGAGATAAAACTAAAGAATTTGAAGTTAATCGAGTGTTGGATAATGAGCGTAGATTATTAAATACTGTCATGAATTCTGTTGATGATTTTGTTCTAGTAAAGGATTCAAATGATAAATGGGTATTGCTTAATGATTGTGGAAAGAAATTATTTGGATTTTCTGATAGGGAATATTTAAATAAAACCACAGAAGAAATTATTAATACCTTTCCAGATCTAGCAAAATGTATTAATATGCAGCATAGATTGACTGATAATATTTGTTGGGACTCTAAAGAACCAATTAGGACTAAAGAGAAATTAGTCATTAGTGGAGTAGAAAGTACCTATGATGTTATAAAGACTCCACTGTTTTATAATAATGAATCAAAAAGAGATTTAGTAATTATTGGTAGGAACATTACCCAGTTAAATGATTATTGTTCGTAAATAGTTGAATGATAAATAGTATAGAATAATCTATACGTTTTCCTTGAGTGTTACTTTTATTATTTTTGTATAGTTTGTAAATAATTTAATTTTAACACTAAAGGAAATTTAGAAATGGCAAATGCTTTATATCCATTATTTAAACAAGAACTGCTAAAAGGTACTTCAAATAACCTATTGAATAGTGCTGAAGGAACTACGGGTGTGTACGCAGCACTCATAGATACAGGCACTTATACATATTCTGCTGCACATCAATTTTATAGTTCATTAACTGGTATTATTGGTACCCCACAAGAAATCTTGACAAAAACCCAAACTAATGGTACATTTGATGGTGATAATGTGACATTTACTGGAGTTACTGGTAACTCTGCTGAAGCTATTGTGTTGTATCGCAGAAATGCTGGTGCTAATACAACTTGGCCGCTGATTGCATATATTGATACTTCAGTAACAGGATTACCAGTAACCCCAAACTCTGGTGATATTACTATTACATGGAATGCATCGGGAATATTTACATTGTAAGAAATAGTTTGATTTGAATTAGCACAATAGAACAATCCACAATCATACTTTGGTTTAATGCCAAGAAATGATTGTGGAATTTTATTATTTCTAAACCTAATGAATAGTTAGAAATTTTAAATTTATTACATTGATAAATAGTTAATATAATAACAATTCAATGGATAAATTTAAATGGCAGATAATTTAACACTACCAGCAACTTCCGCAGTAATACTAACTGATGATTGTACTACAGGTCATGCTCAAATAATTAAATTAGGTGAATCCACAAATGGAGGTGCTGGTTTAATTCCCGCAAGCACAACCGATGGGTTATCAGTTAATCTAGTTAAAGCATCAGTATCCCCACCACAACATGCAAATGGATATACTTTAACTGGCAAAACTGTACAATATACTACGGCGCAAACTGGAACAGCTATATGGACTCCAGCTTCAGGCAAGAAAATAGTAGTTACCAATTATCAAATACAGGCTTATGCCACCACTGCTGGTGCGGTAACTTTGTGGTTCGGTGGTTCTGCTGATACTACATATACCAGAGGCACTGACTTATCAATATTTGATGGTGAATTTGCACCTAGTTCTACAAATAAACCTGGAGTTGCTTTATCTGGTACTTGGATGTCTGCTACTGCTAATGACATTCTACGAGTAACTTCATCTACGGCAATTAGTATCACTATTACAATTTGGGGATATGAAGTATAATGTCAACAGTAGCCAATGGCATTGCAACTCAATCGACAGCTAATACTACTACCTATACTACTGCAAGTTTTACTCCAACCGCTGGAGATTTCTTAGTTGTAGTAGTTGTAGCTTCGGATACGGCCACAGATGGCACATTAACAGATTCCCAAGGACTGGTGTGGGAACTTGTTGATAGTCATACTACTTTCACTACCAATAGATTGATGATCTTTGCAGCAAGGCAACCTGCCGCAGCATCGGCAATGACAGTTACTTGGGATTGTACTGAGGATGCTGCCACTGCTTGTATTATTCACGTTGTAAGATTTGTCGGAAGTGATGGATATATTAGGCAAGTTGCTACACTAAATTCTGGTGCGGCTACGACTACTCCAACTTGCACATTTCCAGTAGCATGTTTAAGTTCTTCTAGTATAATTTTTATACAAGCAAACTTATCTAATCCACATGGAATGACTAAGCCCGCCTCGCCTTACTTAGTGTTAGTAGGGGGTGTAACCACTACGCCAACGACATCATCTTATATTGCATATAGGAATACTGGGGAAACTACAGATACAATCACTGCGGGTGGAACTTCTGCCACAGATTGGGTTTCTATTGCAGTAGAAGTATATAATACTGGAGTTGGTGCTCAACCATCTAGTAATAATTCAAATGGTTACTACGGTAACTGTATAGGGATTTAATTTAAATGTCATTATTAGTATTATTAAATGCATCGGCTGCTAGTCAGACTTTAACTCCAAGTCTATTCACAAATAGTTCAACATTTTATAATACTACTGTTGTTAGTATAATAAGTTTAACTCCTAGCTTATTTACTAACAACAATACATTTTATTCTGAAACAGTTTCTAGCAATATTAATCTAGTTCCTAGTTTATTTACAAATAGTTCAACTTTCCATTCAGGAACTATTACAACTGGTTCTGTAGATTTAACTCCTAGTTTATTTACAAATAGTTCAACTTTCCATTCAGGAACTATTACAACTGGAACTATGTCAATATTTCCAGATTTATTTGTAAATGATAATACATTTTACTCTGGTACTATATCTGTAACTACAATAGATTTATCTCCAAGTCTATTTGTAAATGATAATGCATTCTATAGTATTACATCATTAAATGTAAATAGTCTAGTTCCAGATTTATTTGTAAATGGTAATACATTCTATTCTGAAACAGTATCCGCTACATATAGCTTAGTTCCTAGTTTATATAATAATGCCAATACATTTTATGGTGAATCGGTACAATTAAATTTATTTGCTAGTTTATTTACTAATAGCAATACATTTTACTCTGGTACTATATCTGTAACTACGATAAATCTAGTTCCTAGTCTATTTACTAATAGCAATACATTCTATTCTGGAACAGTATCGTTATCCGGTGGATTGCAAACATTAGTTACAAATTTATTCTCTAATAGTAATACATTCTATTCTAGTACAGTTTCCGTAAGTACAATAAATCTAGTTCCTAGTCTATTTGTAAATGGTAATACATTCTATTCTGAAACCGTATCTGCTACATATAGCTTAGTTCCTAGTTTATATAATAATGCCAATATATTCTATTCAGGAACGATTACTAGCAATGTACCACTGACTTCTGATTTATTTACGAATTCAGCTACGTTCTATTCTACTACAGTATCTAATCTAAATTCTATTACTGTAGATTTATTTAATAATACCAATGAGTTTAATTCTCATTCTATAGTATTAGATGGTGTATTGAATCCAGAATTATTTGTAAATGAAAATATTTTCTATGGTATTGATTTATTTGCAACCTATCAATTAGCACCAAGTCTATATAGTAATTCAAATACTTTCTATTCTGGTCAAGTAAATTTAAATTTAACTGCCAATAAATTTGATAATACCAATACATTTAATGCTCATACCATTGCATTATCTAGTATTGTATTATTGCCTAGTCTATTTACAAATAGTTCAATATTTTATTCTGCTGAAGTTAGTCTTGTATCTCAGCAAGTAATTCCTAGTTTATATAATAATACAAATACATTCTATAATCTTGAAAGTGTTTCTTATGTAGATGTTGATAAAATAATCACTATAAATATTGCGATGGCAATCCCACAACCAACATTGACAATGAGCATAGGATAAAAATGAACGTTTATTCATCGGATCTATATATTAATTCGGATATTAACATTCGATTAAAACCATTTAAAAATATCACTACCGCAGAGGTTTCTAGTAATCTAACTGCATTGTCTGTTACATTGACTCATATGACTAATCCTGCATTGACTGTTACATTTTCAAAAGCTAATGGACATATTGTAGTCGTCAATAATATAATTTATTTAATTATAAATACTGGTCAAATCACAACTGCTGGATTTTATAATGTCACTTGTACATTTACAAATGCACATGGATTCACGAGTACAGTTAATTTAGATCCAAAACGCTTGCGCTTTATTTAAATTCATATTATAATTAATTATCAAAAATTGATTTAGGGGTATATTATGGATGTTATGTCAATATTAAATGATAGTTACATTCTCAAATTTGAGAGTGTTGCTATCGGAAGCATAATAATGTTTTGTGTATTTTTTACATATTACTTTGTTAGAAACCTATTCTTTCAAGCAAGCCATAGTGATTTTGATGTTAAAGAATATAATCCGGTATGGTTAAAGATTATACTATTCTTATTAATAGTTGATTTTATTATGATTTATGTCATTGGTACATTGAAAGGAGTGACTTTGTAATGGATACTATGATGATTGCTGGAGTGGTTAATGTTTTAATTATAGCATTCTGTTGGACTCCAGTAAGATGGCTTGCAAAATTTTCTGCACATATTGCGCCAAACCTAATAGCACTTGCATTATTGGGTTGGTTTTTTTCACTATTAATTGTTTTAATTGATACTTTACAAAAGACTTAAATGCCTACATACGAATTTAGGAATAAAAATACCGGAGAAATCCATCAAAAAATAATGAAGATAGCAGAACGAGAAATCTATCTTCAGGATAATCCAGAATTAGAATCGATATTAACTTCATGCCCAAGTCTTGGTGATGCATATCGATTGGGATTAAAGGGAACTGATGATGGGTTTAAAGAAGTTCTATCTAAGATAGTTGAAAGGACTCCTGGGGCATCCGCATTAAATTCTTCACTATCCAGATCAACTAAACGATCTATGTAGTCTATAAATATTGGTATCATTAACTCTCAATGGTATCAATATTAAATGTCAAGATTTGCTAGAAAATCTCAAAAAAGAAAAGAAGAAGAAATCTTTATTAGAAAAAATGTACAAAGAAATAAAGATCATCTATCTATTAGAGAAGTAAAGGCACTAACCGAACCACAAAGGCAAATGATTAAGTCATTTGTATCTGGATCAAATATTATTGCAGTAGGATCTGCTGGCACTGGAAAATCTTTCTGTGCTTTATATCTAGCACTCAGAGATGTACTTGAGTATAAGAATCGAGATAAAATTATTATAGTTCGTTCAAATGTCCCTACAAGGAATTCTGGATTTCTACCTGGATCTCTGGAAGAAAAGAATGAAATTTATGCTTTGCCATCCAAACAAATAGTAAATGATTTATGTCAAAATGGAACTGCATGGGAGATATTGACAAGAAAACAAATTATTGAATTTACGACTACTAGCTATGTTCGTGGGTTGACTTTTGATAATGCTGTAATTTTACTTGAAGAATGTCAAAATTTAGATTCTCCAGAATTAATTTCAGTATTAACTAGACTTGGCGAAAATTCAAAAATTATTATTTCTGGTGATACTAATCAATCGGACTTATTTAGATCCAGAGAAAAATCTTGCTATGATACTTTAATGTATATTTCAGATAGAATGCAAGAGCATTTAGATACCATTCACTTCTATCCTAATGATATTGTTCGATCTGAATTCGTAAAAACCCTTATAACAATCTTAGAAGATCAAGGTAAATAAATAGATAAATAGTATAAAATATATCTGATGGATAATTATGAAAATAAGTTACAAAGACTTTAAACATAGAATTTTAGAAGCTAAGGAACCGTTAAAGAAAGTTTCATTTACTTTTGGTCGATTCAATCCGGTTACTACGGGTCATCTTGAGAATATTGATTTTTTATTTTCTCAATCTGGAGATCATTTTGTATTCGTTTCTCATTCAGAAGATGAAGATAAGAATCCTTTATCTGTAAAGACAAAGCTAGAAATTCTAAAAGTTGCACGACCAGATTATTCAAAAGATATTCATGTGACTTCTAAAGATATGCCATCAGTAATACAGATTGTAAAATTCTTAGAAGGTAAAGGTTATAATTCAATTACAATGATTGTCGGATCGGATAGAGTTGCAACATTTAAGGATACGCTATCCGATTATAAATCAAATCTAAAAGAATTGAATGTTCTTTCCTCGGGTAATCGTTCTAAGAAAATTTCTGCATCGCTGATGAGAGAATATGCCGTTAACGGCGAATACAAATCATATAAACATGGAATGGGTTCAGATGTACCTGAAGATTTAATCAAGAAATCTTATGATGAAATTAGATCAAAATTGATTAAAGATGATTCATTGAGGGAAGATTATATTTCAGGAAAATTATTTAAAACTGGATCAATAGTCAAATCTAAGTTAGATGAAAATTTCTATGAAGTTATTGATAGAGGTTCTAATTTTGTTCGATTAGTTGATGCATCGGGAAATACTAAACGGTCATGGCTAGAAGATATTTCAGAAGTAACTGACAATACTATTTCTGAATCGTTCAATGTTAAAAAGAAATTAAATAATCAATTAACATTTAAAGGTTATACTACAAAACATTTTAATAGGTCAATATTAGAATCCTTTAATAATCTGTTGAAGAGTGACGATGTATATGCAGTTTTATCTTCAATCAAACACACGGATCAATTTTTCCAATCAAATGATTTAGTAGAGAAATATGATCATTTTAATAAATCTGGTCATTATTTAGAATCCCTGAAAGCTAAAGAAGATCATTCGTACCGTGATGCTATGGAATCTATTCTTGCCGAAAAGATTATAGCGGATATACCTTCAATCAAACAAATAACAAAATCAGATAAACTCAAGACTGCTAATATCATTATATCGGCATTAGGTATTGAATCTGCTGGTACTCCCGAAGAAAAGATTAATGCTGCTGCTAAAGAAGTATCTAAAAATGTTTCATCGGAACTTCGGGAAATATATGGATCATTATTTCAATTGGCCGATGATGTTGGTATTGAGTGGGATAAAGAAATTTTCTCAGCTACTCAACAAAGGGACTTGGGATTAATTGAGTCTCATAATTTTGAAATGTTTCTTGAATCATTAACCGAATCTATAAAATCATTTAATGATATAATTCCGGTTTACATGGTAGAAGATTTAATAGCTATTGATGAAAATGGAAATGAATCCGAATTAGATCCTGAATTGGATATAGAGGATTCTATTAAATCTGCACTTAAAATAAACCCTTTGAAGAAAGAATCTCCAAAGAAAATCAATGTAAAATCTCCATCGGATAGATCTGGATTGGAAAGAAAGGCTAAAAATTTGGCACTGAGATATTTACGAGACAGGCAATTAAGAAATACATTACATAAAATGTCAGATAAAGAAAGAAATAAACTTGAAGATATTCTTTCAAAAAAAGGATCTGTCATCACTAACGCAACAAAAAAACTTATTGATAAACTGGAAAAGATTGAATCGGAAAGACTGAAGGATAATAATGATAATAATTAAATCGATAACAAAAGAAACGTTTAAAGATTTGCTGGAAATGTATAAACGTCAGGGTATTAAAGTTACTAATAAAATTGTTGATGATGAATTTATTAGTTATGTTGCTGAGGGATTTCAATATATCTATACTAAAGATATTAAAGAGTTTCCAGTAGATTTGATCGTTAGTGATAGTGATTTGTATGAAGAATCTTTATATTTAAATGATTTAAATGGTTTCATTAATGAGACTAAAAATATTAATAGAAAATTCATGGTTGAATCTAATGAAATTAAACCCGGATTAAAATTTGATTTTTCTAATAAAGAAAAGAATGTAATGCCTGATGTTAAAATTGGTGACTCTAGGATTTCTTATGGTTATTCGGATGGTAAATTGCATATATATTCACTTAGAACGCCAGTTAATAAAAGGGGTAGTGGTTCGGCTAGATCAGCTATGCAACAATTTCTGAAGCAATCTGATAACGAAGGGTTGGATGTTTATTTAGATTCTTCTCCATTAGACAATAAAACTAATGGAAATAAACTGTTACAATTTTATAAATCTTTAGGATTTGAAGAAACTGGTAAGAAGATTAATCCGGTTGGCGATCCCGAAATGGTTAGAAAGGCTAAAGGTAGGATTAATGAATCTGTTGAATTGATTGCAAAGGATTACATTAAATGTCATGGTAAAAATCCCGCTGGAATAGGTACATGGATATTTGGTATCGGATCTAAGAAATCTTCTGATTGGGTTGAATTCAAAGGTAAATTTTCAGAAGCTAAAAAACAAGCCATTAAACAAGCTGAAGAAAAATCAGTATCTAAAATTTATGTTATGGAATCATTGAGTAATGAGAATATTGATTTACATTACGATATTAAATTAAATGATAAAGGATATCGAGTTGCTATCATTAAAGAAAATAATGAAATTGCTGTGACACAGGCAATCACTTTGTCTAGTGCTAAATCTATTGCTAAAAGGATGATTCACAATATTTTGATAGATACAGTTCCTACGAAGTCGGAATTCAATATCAAAGAGTTTAAAGAAAGTGTTAACAAGTTTAAGAATATAAATGAATCATCCGATGATCCTAATATTGGTCGTAAGTGGATGAATCGATATGGTCAAGAAATTGAAATTGAATCTCTTAAGGATGGTAAATATTACACCTTAGTTAATGGTAAGGCTATTGGTGGTGAAATTATACCTTCGGATCAGTTAGAAAGAACCATTAAAGTTGATACTAGCTGGTACAATAAAAAATTAGAAACTGACAAAGAATTAGCAGATCAAAAAGCTGCCGATTTAGCAACAAAACTAGCAAAGGATACTGAATATTCTGGAATTAAAGGTTCTTCTAAATTAGATACTGGTAGAAAAATAAAGGCTCTTGACAAAAAATTGAGATTGTATTCTGGTGAGATATTAACTGTTAAGCAGATTATCGATAGAGAAATACAGAATGGTGCAAAACTAGAAGTACATAATTTCTGGAATGATCGATTGGGTAAAAGTGTACCCGAAACTGTTTTAATGTCACTAGATGATACATATTTTTCTGAGAAAAATATTGGCAAGATTGGTTTAGAATATGCTAGACAATTATTGAATTCAATAAATGAAGATTTGATTCAAAAGACAGAGCAATCAATTAGGACTCCATTTAAAGCAATTAAAGTAGATTCTTATTATATGATTAAAGATAATCTTGGACAATACCTTCATGGTGAGTATACCAAAGAAGATGCTGATAATTTGGTTAAACAATTAAATGCCATTGGCAATGTTCAATTTAGTATCAATGAATCTGTTGATGATGTAAATTTGGTTAAGCAGAAGGCAATGGAAGCATTGCATCGTTTAGAGAAATCTGTATCTGAATTTTCTCTAACTATTGATTTTAATAAAACATTTGAAGTTGATGATAATGATACACCTGTAGTATTTAGGACTGCCGCTGCTATTCAAGAAATAAAAAATCTTGGGTGGAACATTATTGATGGAGAAAGTGCAGAATATTCTAAAAATGATTCGTCTAGTTATTTAGTGGTAAAGAAAGATGATGTTATAGCTAAAATTAGAATTTCAAATCATAGCAATACAACCAATTTTCGAGATTATCCTGATGTTAATATTGCACCAAATGAAGATACTGTTTGGGATATTGAAGATCGGCTATTAATTAAGTATGAAGATGAGCATGAATTGGATGAATCAATCAATGAATCGGTAAAGTCATTTGAGATTAAATATAGATCAACTTCTGATAGTAGCAAAACTGAAGGATCTAAAGTTATCACTGCACCGGATCAAAATGTAGCTAGAAAAAGATTTACTGAAGATAATCCAGAATTAAAAAACTTACAAATCATTTCTATAACTGAAGTAACGGATAAAATCTAATGGAAGATATTAGAAGATTTTTAGATGAACTTGAAGATTCAATAGGTACTTCATTGTATGTTGCACCTGGAGAATCATTTCAAAATACAAAATCCACAGGTTGGGGAGTTAGAGTATTTCTTGGTAATTCATTGAAGTGTTTTAGATTAAATTTTAATTCTAAAAATTCTTCAGATATATCTAAATTATTATCTGTAGATATTTGGGATGGATCTTCCCATGATCCAGTAGCACATATTAATATAGATGGTGATAAAAGTCAAATTGATGCAATCATCCCGAAATTATCAAAATTAATTTTAGATCCATCTTCAAGAATAGATGAGAATTATTTAAATGAAAATCCAGAGATACGATTAGAGGTCACTCAAGGTGGTTCTCATGAGATTTATGCAAAGTCTCCAGAAGAAGATAAATTTCAAGTTCCTGAAACTGTTTCCTATAGAGAATCTTTAATTAATTTAAAGTCTTTGGTTGTTGGATTAGTTAAAGGTATTTCAAATTGTTTATTGATATTTGGCAGGGCAGGTTCCGGTAAAACTTCCCAAGTTGAAAAAACATTAACTCAGATGGGATTATCTGATGGAGATGGTTACTTTCAAATAGCCGGATCAATATCTTCTGCCGTAGCTTATCAAACCTTATATAACAATAGGACAGGAATTATTTTATTTGATGATTGTGATTCCATATTGGCTGATGATGATGGTAGGGCAATGATTAAAGCTGCTACAGACACAAAGAAAGTTAGAAAGTTATCATATTCTAAGAAATTCATGGGTTCATTTGATCCATCTAAAGAAACTGTTCCAGAAGAAGAACTTGGGGTTACAAAGTTTCCAAGATACTTTAACTTTGAGGGTAGAATAATTTTCATTTCAAATTTGACATTAGATCAATTAGATCCAGATAAATCAATTCGCACTAGAGTATTGAGAATAGATATTAATCCATCGGATCAAGATTTATTAGATTTCATGGAATCAATTTTAGATAAGATTCAATTAAATGATGGATTGGAATTGGATCGGGCTGGTAGAGTTGAATCATTAAATATTCTTAAAAACTCAACTAGGAAAGATGATATATCAATTAGAAAGTTGGTTAGGATCATGAATTTCGCTGCAAGTGGAATGCCTAACTGGAAAAATTTAGCTTTACTTTACGCATAATAAATAGTTATACAATTTTAAAATTTTAGGAATTAATAGATGGCTGATATAGATTTTACAGATATAAGCGCATGTTTAAATAATAATGAAGTTGCTCCACTGTATGCTAATGGGACTAACATTACAGCTAGTTGGTATACTGATGGATTTATCTCTATGGGTACTCGACCACATGGCGATAATACTCCATTGTCATGGACTCCAATAAACCCATCTTCAAAAACTACTCAATTCAATGCAGTATTTCCTTGGTTTATTATACATACTGGTGGAAATAATACTGCGGGTTCTGCTAATCCTGCACCAAATACTAGGGTTGAAATATATGATATTAATGTCTTTGTATATTCAAAATCACAATCCACATGGATAGATTTGACTGCTGGTGATACTAAAGATCCAACTTCATCAGAAAGTTTATCATTTAATTTATTGACAAATGCTGGTGCTGCTGATTCAAGAGTAGAAGCCGTTTCTGGTCATGTTTCATATAAAGTAAATGCTGCTAAGAATCCTATTCGTGGTAGAATAGCCGCAAAAACTATTACTGGTTCAGATATTTCTGGTATCTTCATGGCTTGTAAAGCAAGATTAGTTTTAGATAATCCTGCTGGAGTTGATGACAGAGCAAGTTCTACATATGTAGTTTCTGTTGGATGTGACTATGCCATAGATGTAAATTCAACTACTGCTAATTTTGCTGCACAATTCCCACAGGCATTCGGATCAAGATTCACTAGAGTTCCCGTTAATGGAACTGAAAGAATCATTTATGGCGCACCTATTAATCCACCTGGTATTCCAAATACTGCGGGTACTCCAGAATCTAGCTTTGCTGCTACTAGTACTCAGGCTACTCATTATTACCATTCCGCAGGAAAACGTGCCCACGTAGATCTGTGGTGGTTAAAGAGAAATTTCCCTAAGCAATATTTTCCAAGAACTGTAATTAATGATGCAGTATATAATGTTAAATTAAAGACTACTTTAGTATTGGATAAAGGAACTGGTAATCCAACTTTTGCAAGAAATTCTGTAGCTACTGTATTTGATAATAGGGGTAAATTAATTCACATCCCTGCACAATGTGCTAGATTAGCTGGTGCAAGATTTGTTAGAAACTTAGTTAATAAATCTGCATTGTATTCTGATGCAGCATGGATTAAATCTAACCTTGCATTGACTGCTGGTATCACAGATCCATTCGGGGGAGTGACTGCAAGTAGATTGACATGTACTGCTAATGCTGCTGATGTCAGTCTGTCTCAAAATGTTCCAGTTGACATTCAGGGCAACAATCGGCAAGCAGCATTTTCGATCCAGCGGGGAAACTGGGATTGGATTAAATTATCTATTATAGATAAAACCAATGGAAAGTCAAGAGATGTTTATTTAAATACATCTACAATGACTATTTCTACAAATTCTGTAAATGCAACTGGAATTTGGGCTAATGTGGTTGCATTGGGCAATACAGTAATCCGGCATGGAACAACCACTTGGTATCGTATCTCATTAGGAGCATCGAATTTACCAATCGGAGAATGTTTTATCCAAATAAGTCTTGTCGATGGAGACAATATTAATACTGGTAATACTGTATTTACGGGAGTTGCTGGTGTTCCTGGGTTTGTTAATGTTGCGGCAGCACAGTTTGAAAATGTTCCATTAACTCAAACATCTCCATCAACTTTAGTTACTAATGGAGTTCGTTCAAATCCTTGGCATGGTGCTGGAACTGATGGTTGTAGATATTTTTCAACCACTTATACAGGGGCAATTATTCCAGAAGATACTTTACTAGGTTATCAATGGGATGCTACTGATACTACTAATAAAGTATTATGGAATCGGGATTTAACTAATGCTGCATGGGTGCATCCGAATATAACAGTTACTAGGGCAAATTCTGGAATTGATGATTCTGATTTGAATGATGCATCACTATTAACTTGCAATGTAGCTAATGGAACTATTCTACAAAATTTAGGTATTGATAATACACCAAGAACTTTTTCTGTTTATATTAAAAGAGTTACTGGTACTGGTACAATATCAATCACAAGAGATGGTGGAACTACATGGACTAATGTTACTTCAAGTATTAATTCTGTGGATCTTACTAGAGTTTCTATAGAAAATAATACTTTAGCTACTGCTGCCAATGTTGGTATTAGATTAGGTACTGTTGGTGATTCTATCATAGTTGATTATGTTCAAGATGAAAATAAACCATATCCAACAAATCCAATTTATACTCAAGGTACTGTTCAAACCAGATTAGCAGATTCATTGACTTATCCGGTTCCTTTGAATGATACCGAGGGATCAATTTTAGCTACCGTTAAAAGAAAGAATTGGGTTAGAGATAATGGTATTATTCTTGGATCGACTACAAAGGGCATTGGTACTCAAGAATTTGTTGGGCAACCATACGTTTCTGATGGATTAAGAAATGCTTATTATACTAAGAAGAAATTCAAACCTGGGATATATTTAGCTATACCTCCTACAGAATATCGTAGCACTACTATAATGAATACCATATATTCCGAATTAGTTGCTGATCCAAATATTATGGGATTATCATTTGAAATATGGTGGGGTGAATTACAGCGTACTTCAAATGGTCCGGTTGACCTCTCATGGATATATTCCATTTTAGAAAGACTTGGTAGGGCTGATATGGGACATAGAAGATATGTTAGATTAGTTTTTGCGGATCGTTCATTTTCAGATATTCAGGATGCTTATATAGTTCCAAGTGATTTATTTAATTCTGCTCCAGATACTGGAGCTAATACTATTGACAATAAACTTCATTATTATGGATACATATCTCTAAATAAAACTAATGAAGCTGGGGGTGTACCCACAAAAGGTGGTTTCAATTTAAAATTTTGGAATCCGACAACTAGATCTTTATATGCGGCATTCTGCCAGCAAGTCATTGATGCATTAGATGATCATCCTGGTATGATCATGTTTTCTACTTCGGAATCAGCAAGGGGTGGAGAAGGTCCAGTTCTTAATTATACTATAAATAATCCATCGATTGGTTATACTGCTGTTGGTGGTACATTATCGTCAGAATTAAATGGAATGGCTTCGCATTGGGCGACTCTTGGCGCAATGTGTAATAAAACTATATTCTGCCCACAAGCAAATTATCCGGTAGATAGTGGTGGAATCACATTCTTGAGTAATTATATGAATAATGTCATTACTCAAAGTGGGTTTGGATTTGATACGCCGAACGTTTGGCATGATCAATTATCATCATCAGGAAATAATTTATTTAGATTAAATCAATTAGTTGAAACTGATGGCCGCAGAAAGGTTCATATTTGTTTACATGCGGAAGGTGATGAACAAGATGGTAGAAGTTTCGTATTAGATACCCAAGCATCTCCAGAACCTACACCTACTCAGATATATGATCGAGTAAAAACCTATGATGCTAACGTCTATCAGATTACTAGATTGGATTCCGCAGCTAAGGAAGAACAGCGTGTAGAGTTATATGCCACTGGTGGAACATATACATTATCGTGGAATGGTAATACCACTAGCGCAATCCCATATAATGCGTCTCCACTTACCGTAGAAGCGGCACTAGGGGCGGCAGGTGCGCCTATCGACAATAGATTCATTGGGTCACCTGGGTTATATTGCGAAGAAGTTCAACAAGTAGCACCGTCAGCACCACCTGATGTTTTTATACCAGGATTCTACTTTAAATCGCATAACCTGTCACCCCATTATGCCGCTATCCAAAATCTACATGGAATAGGTGCATTGAATGGCAGAACGGCAGCAAATTGGCAGGTTCGGGTTGGGTGGGCAGAAGAAAGCGTAAACTTCCGAGGATTCCAACTATCAGTACCTTGGGGACTTTACGAGACTGGTGTTAATGGTGGGAATTTTAATAATTTGGATTTTCTTGAGGCCGTTGTAAATGATCTTGGATCAAAGGGAAAATATGTGATTCTTATGCCTTTTCAGTTTAGAGAGTTTAGGAATAATGACGTTTCTGATCTTAGCGTAGATGATCAAATGCGATATTTGTTGCCAGAGGATTTGCGGACTCATCAAGGTATGGTGGATTCTGTGGATTGCTTGGTATCTCTAGGAAAGACCGTGCACACAGTGACAAGCGCACCTGCGGACTCATTTGGAGCGAATGGCGATTATGCGCATATCGTTGCGAGCAATATGCTATACGGTCCTAAGGCTGGCAATATATGGCCTGCTGGTATAGATCTTGACACTAACGATCCTAGAAAGCATTGGCTTTGGGATAACGCTTACGCATATAGCAAATTCGTCAGCGGATCAATGGGGTTTGACATGAAGATTTACAAGCCAGCCTTGCGAACGAGAATGGCTGCATTTCAACGGGCTGTTGCTGACAGATTTAACAGCAATCAGTATGTGATAGCAATTACCACAACGGAGTCTGCGGTAGGAGAGCCGATCTATTTAGGATCAGCGGCTGGAGGAATAGTATCTGATGGGTATGATGCGAACGCTGGCGCAGCGAATGTGGCAACCAATATTCACCGGGCAATGTTGACCGGCAAGACCTCCATATTACAAACTTGTCGGGGTTATTATCCAAACAAAATATTTGCTCAAGACATTAATACTCCACTTGATACGATAAATTACGTCAAAGAGTATTTTGATCAAGCACCAACCTACAAAATGGGTGCCACATCATCGGATACTGTTTGGTGGAGTGCCGGACTAAAAAGACCAGATGAGCCGAAGAAAGGTTGCCTTGTGCGCATGTCAGAAAACTCTTCCGTCATGCCGATAATTTCCCAATGGCAGCAATGGTGTTGGGATAGCGACTTAGCTGGATCGCCTAATATAACATCGACGCAAGATTTCCTGAACAGATTCCAAAACGTCTTTGCTATGGCAACAGTTGGTAACGCCACAACAGGTTTCGGGCTAAACGCTCACATGGTAATCATCCAGCTTGAGACTGCGATGGGCATTTGGGTTGGTGGCGGGACATACTCCGCTCCTCAATCTGTAGGAAACGATATACCTGTTGTTGTGCCAAGCCTTAAAAATTGGCTTAAAGCCAAGTTCACCTCTGAAGGTATTACTGATGGGTCTGGTGGTTTAAATACAACAAGACCAGGATATGTGACTGCTGGATCTAATTTACCTGGCACTAACATTATTCCATTAAATACCACAAATTATCCTGGATCTGTATTTCCGGCGAAGCGAATAAGAATTCTTTGGAATTCTGCAATGAATAATGTTCCAGCCGTTACGGCAACATCATCATTAACCGGAACTGGAAATCAAATTAAGATTATTCAAGAACATCAAGGTGGTAAGAACTGGACACATCAATATAAAAATTGGATAGCTACTCATACGCCAATTGTAAATGACTTGTCAATGTGTGGTGGATTGAATAAAGAAATTCCAACAAACATGTATCGAGAAGTTATAAATAATGATAGTTCAATTAAAATGATGGCCTCATGGGCAGATGGTGAAATGCAAGTTACTTCCGCATCAGCTACAGCTCAAAAAGAAGTATCTACAGATACATTTTATAGTGGCTTTGGATTAACTTCTGTAGGTGTTGGGGTTCAATCTTCGGGATTCATTAAAGATGTTTATATTTTCCAATCAATTCTTTCAGATGAAGAAAGATTAACTTTAACAGATTTTCCTGAAGTCACAATTACAGCATCTATGTCAAGATTTCTAAATATTATATTTTAAGGATAGGAATAAAGAATGCAAGAATTTAAGTTTAAACAAGGTGTTGGTAGCGTTAAGTTACGAGTAAAACTTTATGATTCATCTATTATCACAGATCCAAGGGGATTGACAGGATTATCCAGTGGATCTGCTGGATTGACAATTTCAACTATACATGATAATGAAGCTGCACCTGTTGTATATACGGGTGCTGGAATTGAAGCTGTGGTAACCAAAGGAACTTTTGGGGAACCTGCTGCAAATAGAATCAGATTTTCTGAAGTAGATGCTGTAAATTTGCCAGGAATTTATGAAATTCATATTAGAAGTGATAGATTTACGGCTAATACAACTTCTAAAGAATTTTTAATTAGTATTTTTGGAGCAGTGAATTTAATTCAAACTGACATTAAAGTTAAATTAGTTACTGATGATCCATTTATATCTAAACCAACAAACTTTAACTTATTGTCTGTTACTGCTGCTGGTAGGGTTGATGTTGCTGCAATTGCTGGTACTACTCAAACTGCTGTGGATATTGGAACTGGAGTTAAAGTTCAATCGGGAACTTCTGCTGGCCAATTGGATCTAACTGCTGGAGCAATTAATGTTACTCAAGTTGGAGCAGATAAAGTATGGTCGAGTGCTGCTAGGTCATTAACTGGAGTTACTAATATTGTTTCCGGTGGTCCAATCACAACTTCTGCTGGAGCAGTTTTAAATGTAACTGATGTAGCTACAGTTGGCACTGTTACAGATCCAGTTACTCTTAGTAATTTAACATCAAGCACTGCTTTAGTCAATGCTATTGTATCAGCAATCGATTCATCTAGTACAGCACTTGCTGATATCAATGCAGATACTAATGCAATATTGTTAGCAGTAGATACTGAGATTGCAGCTATTAAAACTAAAACTGATCAATTGACATTTACCGATACTGGTAAAGTAGATTCTACAATTCAATTAGCTGCTGATATTAAAGTTGCTGCATTGAACGCCATAGCAGATCATGTTTTGCGTAGAGATTTAGCTACTGCTGAAGATTCTGTTGGTCCAGATACTAAGGCATTTAAATCGCTACTTGGAGCAGCTTCTAAATTGACCAATAAAGTTAATGTTAATGCTGGAGTTATGACTACATATGAAACCGATGGAATTACTGTTCTTGGTACTCAAGCAGTAACGACATCTCCAACGGCTGAACCATTGGTTGGACTAGGATAATATTATGCCTTATCTTGCTGCTAAAGTTGCTAATAGGATTCAGGAAACTTCATCTACAGTCGGTACTGGTAATTTTGCTTTAGATGGAGCCGTTCCAAAGTTTAATACATTTGATTCTGCATTTAATTCTGGGGATTTGGTATACTATTCTATTATATCTGTGAATGGTTCTCAGCATGAATCGGGAATTGGCACTTTTACAGCCCCGTCAACTTTAGCAAGAACTACTCCAAGAGAGTCTACCAATTCTAATAATTTGGTAAACTTCTCTGGGGGTTTGAAAGTTGTTACAGTATCTCCTACAGGATCTTGGGGTGAGGATATTATAACAGAATCAGTGAATCAAGCAATTACTTTGTCAATTGCTTTGGGGTGATAAATAGATATGTTCACTATTAACAATAACTATTACTTTTTCTCAAAATCTTGTCTTGAGGAAGAGAATCTAATTAAACGACAAGAATTATTAATTGAAAATATAGGAAAAATTATGACACAAACTACAGAACTAGCAGCACAATTGCAAGCGGTCGCAGCACAATTTGAAAAGGCGATGCTTGAAGTTCAAGCGCAAACCGCAGCGCTTCAAGCTGCATTGGCAAATGTAAGTACAGAATTGCCAGTTGAAGCTGTTGAAGCACTTGCAAAATTGCAAACCTTAGCACAAAATTTTGATGACTTGAATCCAGATCCAGTTTTGGAGCCAGTTGTAAATCCAGAACCAGTTGTTGAAGTTCAACCAGAACCACAAGTTATTGAACCAGAATTGGTTGTCGATCAACCAGTTGAACCAGTTGTTGAAGTTCAACCAGAAGAAATTCAACCTCAGTAATATTAAATTCTAATGCCAAAAGCTGTAGCTAGAATTGGCGATAGAGACAATACACATTGTTCGATTCCTTATCGTTTAGAAGGGTCGAACAATGTTTTTGTTAATGGAATTGCCGTTTCTCGGCAAGGTGATTTAAATACAATACATCAGAATTGCAATGATAATGATGTTCATCAAGCACCTATAACTACTGGGTCATTAAATGTTTTTGTTAATGGATTAGGATTGGGTTCTGTTGGCGATGAGATTACTGGATGCACTTCAGTAAGAGAAGGTTCCCCAAATGTTTTTATCAATTAGCATCAAATAATACTTTACTTTAGTTTGAACTTATAATATAATTCATTCTACAGTATTGATTAATCGCACTTCATAATAATTCTAATAAAGTAGTTAAATCAAAATTAATCTTTCCTGTAAATTTCAATAGGTTAGTTGATACTGTTTCATTTTAATTTTAAAAGGAATCTTAATGATTTTACGTGATTTATTTAAGGATGTAGAAGCATGGGCAGATCGAGTGAATTTAATTCAAGGATCTGAACCAGGAAGTCAGTTTGCAAAACTCATGGAAGAGTTTGGTGAACTATCAAAAAACATTGGTAAATCGAAGAATCCAATAGATGATATTGGAGATACTTTGGTCGTTCTCATTATTATGTCCAAACAACTTGGATTGGATTTGTATAGAATCTATCAATCGGATAATGACATGCAAGAGAATGGATTCAAATTTCAATATTTACCTGATGAATTGGATTTATCTAAATTATCATTTTCTAAGAGATTGATTCTTTGGCAGACATATTGTCTTGGGCAATTGTCTAGTATAATTAGTTATATGTACTTGAGAGATAATCTAAATATCAATGAACTGCCATCAGAAATTCAACAAGATCTGATTAGTGTATTGGTAGGTTCTGTTGATACTTTGAATTTAATAGCATTAGATAATAAATTGACATTGACAGAATGTCTTGAATATGCATATAATGAAATCAAAGATCGTCAGGGAGTTATGTATGAAGGTACATTCGTTAAATCCGAAGATCCTATGTACGAAACAATATTGGCAACATTGGCGGCACGGCGAGTTCATATTTAATAACGAGAAGGAAACTTAATAATGAATACTGGGGTATTAGATCATTCTACTATGCAAAGTTTACTAGCATTAGTAAGAAAGGAATTGGTCAAATTAGAAACAGAACGTGAAAAATTAAAGGATAACGTTCAAATACATTATGAATTATCAGAGCCAACTACTAAAATTGGCCAGATTAATTTTGTATTATACAAAGCATATTTAAATCGTCGGAGGGAATTGTCTTTCAAGATTGAAAAGTTGGCAAAATTATCAAAAACTTTGAAATCGGAAATGGCAGAAGTTGTGGCTGTTGATCGGATCATTAATAAGATCAACAATTCAAAACCTTTACCGCATGGTACACCATTGTATCAAAATCAAAATTCTGAGGATTAAATTTGAAATGACATAACAGAGGAATCTTAAAATGTCAAATCACAATAGAAGAAGAATTGTTCAGTATAATATGAAATTGATCAATGAACGCAAGAAATCTGATCAGTTTGAAGTAGAAGATAAAATTCAATTGACTAATAATGTTAAAAAGTTAATTGAGAGACAAGTTAAGAAATAGGAGAAATAATTATATCATGGAAATTCAATATACCATCACTGAAGATAAAGTTAAAATGCTAGAAGAAGCCCAAAAGAATCTATGGAATCTTCTAGCATTAACTGATAACAATCATCTTAAGGTGATAATCAAATATGAAATTGAAGGTATATCGTCAATGATATACCAAGTAATTTCTTCTGCAAAGAGAAATCAAGTATGAAAAAATATTGCTTTAATAAGAAATCATTATCTATTAGCATAGTTGAAATTTGCTCTGAAGATGATCAATTTGTTTATGTTCATACCGATTTGAATTCAAGGATTCCCATTCATAAAGATGGCTATCTGACTTTCTTTAATACATTTTCCGATGCAAAGACTGAATTAATTAAATCTATTATCTATAAAAGAAATCTTTACAAAAAGGAATTTTTAAAGTATGATGAACTATTGTCATCGATTATTTCAATTGACTATATGAATAATCATAATTTTATGGTGACATTATCAGAATTTAATTTAAAGGAATGATATAAAATGGAATTGACAATTAGATCTAAAGATGACTACCCGATACATATTGATACTGAGTATGTTCATATTGATACTGAGTATGTTCATATTAATTCAATTTCGGAACGTTATGGGTGGTATATCGCAATATTTTCTGATATTCTTTATTTACATAAAGATGGATTTATTAGAAGTGGAATAATGGATGTTAACCTTGGATATTGGGATTCTAAAGAAGATGTAGAAAATTTCTATTCCGAATGGAAAGATAGGAATTTAAAAATTGAAATTCTTTTATAGGACTAATTTAAAATGATTCTTGATAAGATAGAATTGGCCGAATCATTTAGGATTATTAAAAATGTTGAATCTATACGTGTGTTTTATGATGAACCAATTATTGTCATAAGTGATGCTGCGGTGGATTATGCACTCAATATTATGGTTGAAGAAATCAATAAACTAAATGGATAATCAACTTGAAATCAATATTGTTTGTATGTTAGTATTGTCGTGTTACATTTATTTTTCTACAATTTTTGGAGTATGATATGAGATCAGTTTTATATTTTGCAGTTATTTTAGTTTTTGGAGCTATTCTGCCATTTGTCATTGGTAGATTTATAGAACCTTATAGTGTTTCTGTAATTTTATTTATAATGAGTGTGTGTGTTGGATTACTTGTAAATGGTATTACAATTGATACGTATCATAAAAATAATAGAAATAATAATGATTTTAAACTGTACAGAAAGAAGGCACTTCAACCAATGCGACCATATATTCTTGGTGAAGATTTGACTGGGATTTCAGTTAATAAAGAAGATACTCCAGAACTTGGTGGGATGATTGCTAGGAATCCATTGAATCATGAGGATCAGTGGTATGTTGCTAAGAAGTTCTTTAATGATAACTATGAACAGGTTTAAATGAAATATTATACATACGTCGAACCTTCTGAAGAAAATACTCCAGTATATGTTACAATGTCTGAAGATAAAATTATTGAATCATATAGACATTATTTATTAACTAAGCACCATTTATCCAATGTAACTGATGAAGCTATATTGGATGAATGGAGGGTAATAAATTGGGCATGGAAAAGTGATATTAATGGAAATCCTGTATCGGATGATTTAAATGACAATATATAATATAATCAAAGAATTATCTCAGACATCAAAAAGAACTGAGAAAGAAGATATATTAAATTCTAATGTGGATAATTTTCTTCTTAAAGAGGTATTTAGATTAGCTTATGATCCATACATTAGATTTTGGATTAAGAAAATACCAGAACATACCTATAGAGAAAATACATTCTTATCATTGGATATAGTATTGTTCAGTGAACTGCCAAGGATATTCAATAGACAAGTTACTGGTAATGAAGCTATTAATTTATTATCTCACTTATTGAGTGCCACTCATAAAGATGATTCTGAGTTAATTAAATTAATTATTAAAAAGGATTTGGATTGTGGAGTTTCTGAATCAACTATTAATAAGATTTGGTCAAAGTTAATTGATACTTTTAAGGTCATGAAATGTCATAATACTATTGAACATATTAAATATCCGGCTATAATTCAAACTAAATGTGATGGAATGAGATGTATCATTGAAAGACACCCAGATGGAGAATCCTATACCGCATATAGTTCTTCTGGTAGAATTATTGAGTTTGGTGATCATTTCAATGAATCGGTTAGAGTTTATATGAATCCATCAGAAAGATTTGATGGTGAACTGATCTGCATAGGTGAAGATGGTAAGCATTTAGACAGAAAGACTTCCAATGGAATCATTAATAGTTTACTTAAAAAACCAGAAACATTCCCCAAAGATAAATTAAAATTAATTAATTTTGTTGTGTGGGATATTGAAGATCATACTAATTCTATACATTATGATAATAGGTTTTTTAATTTAAAAGAAAGATTTACTTCTAATCAAAGAAACTTTAAATTGATCGATTGGAAAATTGTATGTTATGAATCAGAAGCAATTGAATATTTTCAAAATCAATTATCTATGGGTAATGAAGGTGCAATATTAAAGAATTTAGATGGAACTTGGCAAGGTAAAAGAGTTAAACATCAAGGTAAACTTAAAGATGAATTGGAAGCTGAATTAAAAGTTGTAGGAATTATTCCACATTCAAAGTTTCCAGAACTTATTGGTGCATTAATCATGGAAACTTCTGATGGTGTTAAATTTAATGTTGGTTCTGGATTAACCGATGAATTGAGAAGTACATTAGATCATAATAGTGTAATTGATAGAATATATACTGTTAGATTCAATGATGTGATTACTAATAAAAACGATGACAGTTATAATTTATTTCTACCTAGATTAATTGAAGAAAGACTTGATAAATCTACTCCAGATTCTATGGAAATTATTCTGAGTTTAAAAACAAATGAAAAAATTTAAATATAAAAATCCAAAGTTTAATGTAAGTTCTCGACCAAGAGTAGGACTTGTGGGTGGACCATTTAATGGAGAATCTATTAGATTAACAACTGGTTCTACATTAGAATTTAAAGTTCAGGGATATATTGGATTTTATGAACATGGTAAATGGGTTGGTAATTAAATGGATAGAAGGATAATCAAAACAGTCTATTATTATGATGATGGTACATTTGAGGAAATCTATAATGATGATAGTGATTCGATCATTAATACGGTAGTTTCTCCAATGGAGGATTCTATTGGAGATATACAATTAGACTGGACTGAAAGATTTTTATAATTAATAATTGTTGACATTAAATTTAAACTCTGTATAATTCTCTACATGCAGCAAACAAACATTTTAAACAACTTTTGAGAAGGAATTAGATCATGGCACATGAGTTAGATTTATCAAGCGGCAAACCCGCAATCGCTTTTGTGGGTGACAGAAAAGCAATTTGGCACGGACTTGGCCAGTCATTAACAAGAAATTCACCAATTGAAACTTGGGAAGTTGAAGCTGGAATGAACTGGAAGATTTTAGAATCTGAAGTAGGATTCAAATCTTCAGAAGAAGAATCATTCTCATTCCCAGGAAAGAAGGTTCTATATCGTTCCGATAACAAAATGCCATTGAGCATTGTTTCTGAATCTTACAAATTAGTTCAACCAAAAGAAGTTCTTGAATTCTTTAGAGATATCGTTTCAGACGCAGGGATGTATATTGATACTGCTGGATGTCTCTTTGATGGAAAGCGATTCTGGGCTAGTGCATATACAAATAATGCATTAATTCTAAAATCTGGTGATCGCATTGATGGTAATTTACTATTAACTACATCATGCGATGGAACCAATGCAACATCAGCATCATTTGTAGCTACCCGAGTAGTTTGCAATAACACGCTGAATGTTGCTCTTGGTGAAGCCGATTCAAAGAAATCAAGGGTTAAAGTTTCACATAGAACTACCTTTAATGCTTCTGCCATTAAAAATTCAATGGGAATCATTGATAGTTCTTGGGATTACTTTAAGGATAACGTTTTGACATTGAATAAAATCAATCTCACTGATAAGGATGTCAAATCATTCATTACCAGATTGGTTTCTGAAGATATTGGAGATGTTAAAGATCCAGAATTCAGAGAAATTGAAAAAATCATGTCACTGTACTCTGGAAAAGGTATGGGATCAGATTTGTGTTATGGTACTGCTTATGGAGTGTTGAATGCAGTTACAGAGCATATTGATTGGCATGGTTCGCAGCATTCAGATTCGAGTAAATTGTGGAATGCCATTCAAGGCAAAGGTGCTGACTTTAAAGTAGAAGCATTTAATGAGTTACTTAAATTAGCAGCTTAGATGAACTTTGGCCAGATTAAATTTAATCTGGCCATTATTAATTCTTAGAATACTTTAATGATTCAATCTTTGAACTAAGTTCTATCAATTGATTATTATACATACGAAGATTAGCTTTAGAGTGTGATTGAATATCTAATCCAGTTCTACCATAGTAATGAGAATTGTTTTCATATTTTTCTAATATCTTTGAATGTTCTTTAATCTTTTGCTCTGTGTATTCATATTCACTTAATACATCTTCAAGTTCCCCAGAGATAGCATTTAAAGAAATGATCATAAGAGGTATTACTAATAGAAGTTTAAATTTAGTTTTCATGGAGTTTCCTGTGAAATTATTGAATCTATTAGTAAGACATTAATTTTAAATAATAATTTCTAAGTAAAACTATGATTCTTTAGTAATGGTTTTACTTAGAACTACATAGGAATTGTGTATGAATGTATTAAGTTTGTTTGATGGAATGAGTTGCGGTAGAATAGCACTAGAGAGAAGCGGATTAACTGTTGATAATTACTTTGCTTCTGAAATAGATAAACATGCAATTAAAGTATCCGAAAGTAATTATCCAGATATTATACGATTAGGTGATGTTACTAAAATAGATGCTAGTAAATTACCAAAAATAGATATATTGCTTGGTGGAACTCCATGCTTTACATCTAGTAATTTGGTCATGTCGGTGAATGGATATGTTCCTATATCTGAACTAAAGGTTGGCGATTTAGTATTAACTCATAGAAATAGATATAGGAAAGTTTTAAGGGTTGGTTCTGAGAAAAAGGAAACTATATCAATAAAATCTCAAGGTTCTACTAAAATCGTTACGACAAAAAATCATCCGTTCTATTGTTACAATGATAAAAATAAAGAATCGGAATTATCATGGAAGGACATTATAACATTTGGTAATAATGATAAGGTTGTTTCTATTAAATGGGGTGTTGATATAGATTCAAAAGAATTTTCTGATATAGATTTGTATATTTTGGGAAGATTCCTTGCAGATGGATGCTGCTATAAAACTAAAAGGAAAAATAGAAAAGATTCTTACACTTATAAATTTAAAATCAGTATAGGAAAGCATAAATTAGAACATTTTAAAAGTAAAGTAGATGATAGATTTTCATATATTGAAGAAGGTTCTGTATGTAATGCGTTTATTTATAAAAAGGAGTGGGTTGAAATTGGTGAAAAATTTGGTCACTTGGCATATAATAAATTCATACCGAATTTTATATTGGATCTACCAATTGAAAGATTGAAAATATTTATATCTGGTTATATGGATGGGGATGGGCATGTTAGAAAAAGAAAATCTTCAAAAATAATTTACAAGAGAAATACAACTGTCAGCGAGAAATTAACTTTAACTTTAAGTTTAGCAATCCAGAAGTGTTATAATGGTGTTTCAATTTATCATTCAATAAGACCAAACAAACATAACATAGCTAATAGAATAGTAAATCAAAAAAACACATATGAAGTTTCATTTACTGAAGATGAAACAAAATTTAGTAAATATAAATTAATTGATGATTATGTAGCATACAATATAACTAAAAGTAAATCGTTTATAGATTGCGGAATTAATGATGTTTACAATATAGAAGTTGAAGAAGATAATTCATATATTGTAAATAATCTAATTGTGCATAATTGTCAGGGATTCAGCTTTGCAGGAAAACAATTAAACTTTGAAGATCCAAGAAGTAAATTATTTTTTGAATTTGTTAGATTGCTTAAAGAAACCAATCCAAGATATTTCTTGTTAGAAAATGTAAACATGAAAAAGGAATATCAAGATATTATTACTAATGAATTGGGAGTTGAACCGATAAAAATTAATTCAAATTTAGTATCAGCTCATATGAGAACTAGATTGTATTGGACCAATATACCAAATGTTAAACAACCAGAAGATAAAAAAATATTATTAAAGGATATAATAGAAAGTGGTGTGGTTGACCGAGATAAATCATATTGTGTAATTGCATCATATACCAGAATTGCAAATCCTTATGGGTATTTTAAAAAGTCAAGAGGAACATTAGTATTTAATGATTTATCAAAACTAAATGAATATAGGACTTTTGATAAGGATAAATTACTAAGTTATGATATACGTAGAAGCACAGATTACCGAATATTAACTCCAATTGAATGTGAACGATTACAAACAGTTCCAGATAACTATACAAATTATGTTAGTACTAATCAGAGATATAAAATGTTAGGAAATGGTTGGACTGTCGATGTTATAAGTCATATTTTAAATCACATACCTTAAATAACTATTGACTTGTATATGAATCATATGATATGCTTATGACTTGTATATGATTCATATTTAAAGGTGGATATATTATGATAACGTATGATAAAATACCAAAGTTAATAAGTTGCAATGCATGTGAAACAGTAGATTTGGAATATATCCCACATTGTTTAGAGCACTATAATGACGAATATGGATTAGACCTCAATCCAGATTTCCAACGAGGTCATGTATGGAATCTGGAACAGAAAGAGAAATTCATTAAATATATAATTCGTGGTGGTAAAACGAATCCGATATATTTTAATTCCCCTGAATTTGGTGGTTATGATATAGAACCGAATTGTGACTTATCCAGTGAAATCGTCATAGTTGACGGAAAGCAAAGATTGAATGCCATTCAAGAATTTCTTGATAATAAAGTTAAAGTCTTTGGATATCTATTGAATGAATTTAGTTTGGAAGATCAGAGGAAATTGAAACTCAGAACTTCTGTTACATTTTCGGTTAATCGTTTACAAACTAGAAAAGAATTGTTAACATGGTATTTGGAAATGAATGAAGGGCATATTGCCCATAGTCAAGAAGAGTTGGATAGAGTTAAACAATTATTAAATAAGGTGAACTAAAATGACTCAATGCTATATTCCTCCAGAAATTATTAAGGCGCATAAACTATTTCCCAATAGTGGGTACTTGAGATTTAAATGGTTAGAGAATCAAAGGTATTTAAAGAAAAGAAATTTAGGTAATAAAGGTGGTTGGTTAGTAGATGGTGGAATGTTTTTAAAAGAATTTAAATTTTCATCATTTAATGCTTGACAAGTAAATTAAACTCTGTATAATAGAAAACTAGAAATTTGGATGCCATCAGCAAATAAAAATCCCATCGTAAAGGAGTAGATACTGGTTCAAATCCAGTAACTTAATGGTTACCCACATTAAGTTTAGCTTAACGGTAGAGCGACTAAAAGTGCATCCAGTATAAAGAATTAGGCTACTAACAGTAAATTTTACTTTTGGATAGTAATATGTAGCCTGTAAATTGAGTATTAATAAAGCAGTGGGTATGGTGGTTAAATGAATTAAACAATACTGTTGCAACAGTTATAATTCAAAGTAACCTGACATAGAAAAACGTCTCTTCCGCAGATCGGGAAATTAGCGGATAAGTGTTTCCCAAGTTGATCGATAATCAAATCAGCCCATTGACTAAAAATCAGCCCACTGCTTTATTAATACTTGATTAGTAAGACAACGACACGGTGATGTAATAATCGTGTGTGAAATAGGTTAAGAACAGCAACAAACAATTCAACTTTTATTTGAAAACAAATTAGCCTGATAGGAATTTAAAATGACAAAATTTATTGACGCAGTAGAAAGTGAAGAAAAAAATCAAAAAACCAGAACGACCAATGGAATGAAAGCTAGGGTATCTACAGCAGGCGATTGCGTAGATTTATTCTTCAAAATTGGTGCATCCAGAGGACAAGATATTATACCTCAGTTTATTAAAGCATTTAATGAAGATAAAGATATTGCTTTAAAAATTGCTCAATGGGCTAGAGATGTTCGTGGTGGTGCTGGAGAACGACAACTATTCAGAGATATATTATTGCACCTTGAAATTCATCATCCAGTTGATTTAATTTCTCTAATACCAAATATTGATGAAGTTGGTCGTGCTGATGATCTATTGATTTTCAAAACTAATAGAATAAAATCTATTGTATTTGAAATGTTCAGTAAAGAAATTATTAATGAGAACAGATTGTTCTGCAAATGGACTCCACGAGAAGGGAGTTCAAAATCTCAGATTGCATATGAATTGAGAAAGTATATGGGGTTAACTCCAAAAGCATTCAGAAAACTTTTGGTGAAAGGTACTAAAGTTGTGGAATCTGAGATTTGTGCTAATAAATGGGATGATATTAATTTCTCACATGTACCATCAAAGGCTATGTCAATTTATAAAAAGGCTTTTGATAGGCATACAACTAAATTTCAGGAATATCTAGTGGCACTTCAATCTGGAGATCCTTCAGTTAAGATCAATGCGGGAGCCATATTTCCTCATGAAGTTATTGGGCATGTTAATAGATTTAGATATGTTGATTCTACTACAAATCAATCTGAATTAATAACTATTTCGGAGCAATGGAAAGCATTGCCAGATTATTTGGATGGATCAAATCTATTAGCTATGGTTGATACTTCTGGATCTATGTATGCATCGCCAATTCCTGGTTCTACATATTATGCTGGAGATGTTGCAGTAGCACTGGGATTGTATATTTCGGATAAATCTAAAAGTGCATTTAAGGATTTATTTTTAACATTTTCAAGTAATCCCGAATTTGTACATGTTAAAGGTAATATCATTGAAAAGATTAAACAGATGTCTACTGCTGAATGGAATCAGAGTACAGATTTATTGAAAGCTATTCAATTAATTTTGGATACTGCTATTAAAGGTTCTGTAGATCCTACAGACATGCCACAGACATTATTGATATTGTCGGACATGCAATTTAATAGTTCTTGGAATAATATTGGAAAAGATTTAACGGCATTTAAATCCATAAAGAAGATGTATAATGATGCTGGATATGAGATTCCGAATATCGTATTTTGGAATTTGTGTGCTCATGATAATGTTCCAGTTAAATTTGATAAGATTGGCGTAGCATTAGTATCTGGATTTTCTCCAAGTATTATTAAGTCTATACTAAGTTCTTCTGATGATTTTACTCCAATGGGAATTATGATGAAGGCTTTGAGTGATCCAAGATATAACTTGAATACCATTTTATAAAAATTTTAACGTTTTTCTCTAACTTTTAAGTAACTCATTGATTATATTAAAGAAAACATCACTTTCACTGAAAACTTAAGTTATTGATTTAAAAGGATATTAAATTAAAGTTCATTTAAATTGCAGTTAGACATACTACCCTATTACCTAGAATTTTAATGTATGCTTAAATTGAGGTTTATTTTAGGTTAACTGTTTGATTTAAATGAGTAAATGAAGAAAGTTTTCAATAAATCGAAATAATCGTTGACATTAAATTTAAACTCTGTATAATTCCCTACATGCAGCAAACATTTTAAACAACTTTGAGAAGGAAATAAATCATGTTATACTTTAAAACCCGTACAGAAGCTCGTAACTTTGCAAACAAATCAAACCATAAAGTAGTTGATAACGGTTCAAGTTCAGAAGTTAATCGTCGGTGGGCAGTTAAAGTTCTTTAAGAGTAATATTGGTATTGTAGTTTAACTGGTAAAAACTTTAATTGAATTAGATAGCTTCTAACAATTAAAATGAAAGTTCAAGACTTTCCAATACTAAACAAAATTTGTCCCATTAGTTCAGTGAATAGAATAGTCGGCTTCTACCCGATTGGTCGGAGGTTTGAATCCTTCATGGGACGCCAAAATAATTAATATGAATGAGTTTAATATGAATGAAGAAACATTAAATGAACAGTTAAAGCAACTTATATCTGAAGAATTATCTTTGGATTTTGAATTGCAAGATGATACTAAGTTGTCTAGTATTAAAAATTTTGATTCTCTTGAATTATTAGAACTTGTAATGCTAATTGAAGATAAATTTGATATCAACATTGCAAGTGTCCATAACTGTCACACATATGGTGATTTGTTACAAATTGTAAAAAATGAGGTGATTACAAATGATGAATAATTTAGAAATTTGGGACTTGATAAGTAGATTGCTTGGTATCATAATGTTTGTAATATCTCCAATCTTTGTACCTTTAATGATTCTATATCAACAAAGGGATCAAATAGTAAGGTATTATATGGATTGTTATGATACAATCGTAGGTAATGTTACAGTGGATTTAAAAGAAATAATTAAAGGTATTTTTAAGATTTAAAGATTAGTAAGGGTTCAGCACAAACTTTGCCTTCAGGCGACTAATGATGGGGAACAAACATTCTGATGGCTGGATGTATAAACTAAACTATCAAACCTTACTGTTGATGTACTGAGTATTAAATTGATCATGGGAGTTCAATATAATGGAAAAAATAAATGACAAGCAGTATTTGACATCACTAGATGGATACGCCGTATTCTCTGGTGATGTTGTTTTTTTATCTTCAAAAAAAGAATTCATTCAAGTATTAGCAATTGGAATTGAAAAGGATGGAAAGGTTAAATTCATCACTGATGATGAATCGGTTAGACCATACATAGAAGAATGTTTGCATAAGGATCTTGCACATCTATATATTAAGTCTCGAGATGGCAACGTTCATGTTGATGATTTTATTGAATCGCTGGAATTCGATTCCTCTAAAGACAGGGAATCCGAAATTGAAAACTATGCTAAATTCTTTTTTATGTTACATAGACTTCCTGCATATATGAAAAATCAGTGGAGTGATATTATATCCAAATATAAATTGTATTGTTTATACGAAGGGAAGGCATACAGGGTCACTGGGGCATCCAGAATGGGTGATATTTGGCTAACTAGCGACATGAAACAAGAACATGGATATGAATTGCGAGTATTTGTAAATCAAGTAACTTTTTCTAACTTCGAATAATAGGAAATTAAATTATTATGTTACAACTAGGAATTGATGATATAGCAAATTCTCTATGTCTATGGGCTGTAAAATATCTACCAGAGACCAGAGAATTTAAATACACGTATTACATTAAATTAAATGAGAATTTAAAGAAACTTAAAAATAGTTCAGTTAGTAATATATTCACATTTAAATGTTCTGTTGATGATGCGCCAACACAAGAAGTTCTTGAGGGATATAGAAAGAATCCATTGAGCATAATTAAATTTCTGGCAAGTCAATCAGAGAAATAAATTATTTGACAATTTAATTTAACTCAGTATAATGACTATCTTTAATGAACAAAGTGAGACTCAAATGAAATCTTTAGACTTTAAATTGACAATGTTTATGATCATTGCTGGATTAATTGGATTGGTTTCTACATATATCCGAGTAGGAATATGACAAGAATTAATTTAATTGATCCTAGTCATTTGACTAAACGACATTTAATTGCTGAGTATAAAGAAATCACTCAGTTTCTTCATAATGTCAAAAATCAAATCTTAAAGATATACCGAAGTACTTTACATTGGGAACTGGTCATGTGAAGTTCTTCTATAATAAAGGTGAATATGTTTCAATTTCTATTTAGTAAATATAAGGACTCACTATTATGAACGGCATTACATCGGAACAAATTCAATTTTTAAGAGACAAATTACCAGAAATTGTGCGGGAATTCAATGAAAAAAATAATTGCAATACAAAAATATTTGAATGGACTAAATTGCATTTTAAAGATGGTTCATTACAATCAAGTAAATTAATTACTATAGAAAATTTACTTGATCCATTAGTTGAAAAGTTAGAATTTGCACAAGCAGTTATATTTAATAAAAAGTTACTTACGTGGGTTCCAGTATTTGCTGGTGATACAATGTATTATTTGGGACATGCAAAGGTTATAATTAAACCAGAAAATTATAGTCGTTTAGAGTTGCGGCAAACATATATATTATGTCAATTCGTGAATTCCAATAAAGATTCATTTGCTGTAGTACAGCAACTTGCAATTTCAGATCTACATTTCGACCGAATTTCAAAAACATTATCATTTGGGGTTATTAATCCAGATGGGAAATCGGATACACTAAGTATCCCAAGACCAATAAAAAATACAGATACACTTGAAGGTGATTATTGGTATACTACAGTATTGGGCAACAAATATTATTTTTTAACTGAAGAAGATAGAAATAACTTTATTAAAACTATTCAGAAATCTTTGGAATATTTAAAAGTTGAATACTAATGAATAATATTAATAAAATCATCATAGGCAGCACTGCATTAAGATTGGCTGGATATAGTTTTACCCCAAAAGATTTTGATGTGTTTATTGATGATATATCAGTAAAATCTGATGGTGAAGATTATATATTAATTCCAACTGAACTTCTCCAGAAGATTCCATATTTTGTTGATGCATCTATGGCAGTTGCTACTCCAGATGCAATTTATACGATCAAATGTTCACACTTAGGTTGGGATATTAATTGGAATAAACATAAAGATAGTGTTCTATTTCTTAAAAGACATGGCGCAATGTTAATTCCAGAGTTATACGATTCATTTGTCGAATATTGGAAATCCGTTAACGGAAATAAACCTCAATTGGATATGTATAAAACTAAATCTGAGTTCTTTAGCAATGCAGTTCCTCTGGTTATTGAGCATGATGATTTACATAAAATTTCAGTATATCCAGATGAACCAATATATTTAAAAGTATTAGAAGATAATCAAGAAGTTGCATTGAGTGAATCCAAATTTAATCAATTAACTTTTGAAGATCAAGTGAGGTTATTTAAAGAAGAAATTGCAGTCATTGCAGTGGAACGATGGTTGATCAATCCAAAGTTAAGGAAAGAATATCATTGGATGGAAGCATGGAATTTAGCATTGCATAAAACAGTTGTAGATTTAACTAAAGACTGGTATACTGATTTTATGGTAAAAAATCTGGAACAATTTGTGAAACCGGATTTTGAATTATTTAGAAATTTTTATGATAAAGGAATACTGAAAATGAAAAGAATAGACTCTGGATTAGCCGTTGATTTGATTGCAAGCATAATCAAACATGAAGATGGCGATGATGTTTATAAAGAAATTTGTGTTCTTGATGAGTTTAAATCATTTGAGGATAAAGTCTACGAACAATTTGTAGAACACACGCTTGAACGGGAAAAACTAGGAAAGGTATATAAACTTCAAGTTCTTGAAAACAACGAGGGTGAGTCGGCCTTGGAAATAATTTTTAACTGGGAAGATCATTATTATAAATTAATATTACATGTTGATTCATTTGATGGTGTAAATTATTCCACTGCGGAATTATATGAAGTTGAGCAAAAAACAAAACAAATCACTGTTTACGAATAGATAGGCATTTAAAATGGAAAATTGTTTTACAAATGCAACAGTAAGTTGGAATGAGGCTGAGATTATTAAGCGAGAATCTCTCATTAGAGAAATACCTCAATTAATTTATACACAGTGGCATTCATTGAATAGAATGGTTAGTATGGAAAGAATTGAAACTCCAATATTAACTCCTGCAAGTAGATTGAAATCTCATATTGAAGAAAAATTTGAATTAATTAATTGTGGTAAACGTGGTTATCTTCGACCAGAAACCACTGCTGGAACATTTGAAGTGATGAATAGTAGAGTATTAACTAAGAATTCATTACCACATTGTTTATGGCAAGTTGGATTATCGTTTAGAGATGAACAAAATCCAGATACCATGCGAGCAAGTAAATTGAGATTAGTTCAATTTTACCAAATGGAATTTCAATTGTTTTGTGGTAATGGAACTAAGGCGAATTACCTTGAATCTGCATTGGATAAATTGACTGAAGTTTATGGAGGATATTATAAAGAAGCTGATGAGTTACCCCATTATTCCGAGAAAACCTTGGATTGGTATATTGATGATCTTGAAGTAGCTGGATGTTCAATCAGAAAGGATTGGAATGGTGGAATGGTATTTGAAGTAGCAATTGGATTAGATAGATTAGTAGCAATGCTAATGACGAAGTATGAAGCGAAGTAAATTTTAAATTAAATATGGAGAACTAAAATGGCAACAGCAATAAAAAATCATGAAGAACTATTTCGAGAAATCCTGAGAAGTTATGCAGAAGCGCAAAATGATCCAGTCGATGAATATGTTGATGAGTATGGTAATTTTGAATATTGGTCATTACTGAACTTAGATTCATTCGGAGAGTTTGAAAATGTTGAACTTGATGATGGGAGTGAAGGACATGGAGAGGATTGTTATTGGGTATTTAAGTGGAAAGGTGAATACTACAAATTCTGCTATACATATCAATCATATAATGGTTGTGATTATGATGACGGTAGTTTATTCAAAGTTGAACCAAAGGAAACAATGACAACTGTTTATGAACCAATCTAAGATAAAGATTATTTTATTAGATGAATATAAATATGACGTTCTTTTGGAATTTGGTAGATCCTTTAAAAAAATAGGCACAATTGAATTTATTGATGATTCTTATTTGTTTATAATGGGACATCGACCAATTGATAAGGATTCAATGGATCACATAGAAGTATTTGTTAAAAACTTAAATTATCAACACAATGCTTTTGGTTTAAATTTTGATTAGAAAAAAGACTTGAAGATTATCTTTACTTCAAGTCTTTTTTCATTTATAATGATTGAAGATAACTAGAGAGGACTTAAAATGAAACACGCAATAACAATAGAACAAATTTTATATCTAAGAAACAAATTACCAGAAATTGTAAAGCAATTCAATGAAAAAAATAATTGTAATACAAAAATATTTGAATGGACTAAACTCACAAAAGTTCAAGTTAACAAACATAATGGATCATGTCTAAAAAGTCAGTCGAATTTTGTTATCATAGACAATTTATTCGACGAATCAGTTGAAAAGTTAGAATTCGCTATTGGGTTTATCTTAGTCGATGATAAATGGATGCCAGTATTTGAAGGTGACACCTTGTATCACGGAACAACCGAAGTAAAAGTTTATGAGTCGTATCGGTCAGCTTTGAAACGTCACCCAGAAATGATGGGTATATGGGAAGTGAACTGTAAACGAAATCATAATGGATTAGATATTGAATACTTCAAACCACTCAGTAAGTTAACATTTCTGCCGGTTCCAGAACGTAAAGTCAAATACTATACTATAATATATGAAGATGAAGTTATCTCAATTCCTAGACCGATAAAAAATGAACTAAAAGAGTTTGGTGGATCACATAAGGAATTATTTACATCTTCATGTTTTGGTAGAACGAACTATTTTTTTAATGAAGAAGATAGAAATAAATTCAACATAACAGTTGACAACTTTTTGGAATCATTGAAGGTTAATTACAAATGACAATTGTGGATATAATATTAGTAATATATTTGATTGGATATCCATTTCGAGTATTCTACTGCTACAAAGAACTTAATGTAGAAAAGGATATGTACTTGATAAAATATGGGATGAATGAACAAACATTTAAAACACAGGTATTCTGGATATCTATATTTGTTTCTTTGATATGGCCATTTGAATTGGTGGGTAGACTAATTATTGCTATTGTTTGTTGGGTTTATAATAAATTTAATCAATTGGTAGTCAGGAAATTAATTAAATTTTTTGACAAAGTGATTAGCAAGTAGTACAATCAATAATTAAATTAAATAATTAAAAGTGAGAAAATTATGATATTAATGGATTTGGTAGCAATAGTAATTTTAATTTTGGGATTTGGTATTGGTTCATTTTTAAAAAATTCATTCTTAATGGGTTCGGATTTTTTCGAGTGGATGTTTGTTTTAAATTTCTTTTATATCTTGGTTAGAATTACTTTTGTAATTGCCAACTGGTTAGAAGCTAATGATCATTATATTCAGGCAATAATTGATATGTTTATTGGATTGATTCAATTATTAGGAACTAAGGTATTTTAGTTGAACCAGATCACTTAATAGAAAATAATCTTAATGTTTAATTTTAAATAAAAATTTTGGAATGGATGATGTATACAGGAAAACAAAATTTAGATAGACTAATGAAAGAAATAGCAGATTTTGACATTTCTGCTGCTTATTCACTATATGTTAATAACACCATGTTAAATGATTCGGATGATTTTGATGAAGCAATGTCAAAACTGGGGATCAAGGTTTTACCAGAAGGCAAATCTAAATGGAGTGAAGTTAAAGCCGAACTTGAATCAAGGAGGAAGAAATATCATAAACATCGTGATCTTATGATTCAACTTGCCAATGATAAAGGAACAAGAATTCAATTCTTAAATTCTTCTGGATCATGGGAGACAACTTCAAATGCATGCTTTTTGGATGATATTCAATATAGGGTTGCTGAAGAACCATCCATTAGCTATTTAAGTTATAGATTGTATTTTGATAATAACAATTTATTAAATGCATGGACCAATAAAAATATTGATCCTGCTGATTTATATGAATGGTATGGCGACTGGGTTAAAACTGATATAATTTTAACTAATAAGGAAGAGAGAAATGCATGGGACTACTGGGGAATGGATTGATTACACTGGATCTGATGAACAAATATGTGATATGCTAACATCAGATGTAAAATTTACAGTTGATTCATCCATGAATTTATCAGGAGAATATTATGAAATATTGGCGTGAAGTTTTATTAGGATTAGTATTAGGAGTGATGAAATGCGGAAGATGGTAACTATATGATTTATTTTAATATGGATGGTAAATGATGAATAAGTGGTCAGAATGGAAAGGATCTCAAGATCCAGAAATTAAATCTGGAACAGCAAAATTTAATATCAATGGAGCATCTATAGAATTGGATTTAAATAATTTTAAAGATTTTTCATCTATTGACAATCTATTACAACTTGCTTATAATCTAGGTTATAATAATGCTATTGAAGATGCTAAGAATAAATTAAATGAGATAAAAGTTAAATGAACAGTGTTTTTATATTGACAGAAGTATATTGTGGTGAATGTCCGACAATCATAGGAATATTTACATCTAAAGAACTTGCTGAAGAAACTAAGATTGATCTAATAGCAGGTTTAGATGATTATGAATATTATGTTGAATATTACATTAAAGAACATAAATTGCATTCTCAGAATAATTTTAGATTATGAAAATAATATCCAAATTTATTGATTATTATGATTATGTTGGAGATACTAACCAATATGATCATCAAGTGATTTATGATCGTAAAGATTTTAATTCTGATGATTTAAATTTCTCTGGAACAACAATTCATTATCTTACCGATTATGGTATTATCAACTTCAAAGAAATAATTAAAAATATTCAGATTGTGCAAAACTTTGATCATTATTATGAATATAATAATTCAATATACACTAGATATGCACTTAAGTATCTGGTTGTTATGGATAAAGTTTATTTGTTAGTATCTCAAAATAAAGATAAAGACATTAATAAGGTATCTGAGTATAATGATAGATTTACAAACTTTAAGATAGCTAATGAAAAAGATCATCCAGAGTTAATTGATTTAGTCATCAAAAAGTTTAATAAGAAACACTTTAGTTGGTATGATAAAATTTCAACGAATCCCGAGTATACTCATTTAAATGATTGGAATGATGGAATTACAATTGGCGTATATGATCCCAATTTAGTAAAATTATCAAAATTATTGAATAAACCAATATTCTGCATAATTCCACAATATCATAGTGTGTATAATACAAATAAGGTAAGACAACTTAAAGTTGAACTTAAAGTACCCAATCTGAAAGAAGTTGGATATACTATGATAGAACCAAATCCAGTGAAATTATACTCTGAATTAGAATTCTTTATAGCTAATGAACTAAGAGATAATCCCGATATAGTTCCACCTGTACAGATTAATAATAGCCACAAAATTGAACAACATGGATTTGATCTAAAGAAATCATTTAGACATAGAAAATAATTGACATTAATAATTAATTCTGTATAATGAATTATAGTTAATTGAGAAGGAATTAGATCATGGCAACTTACATAGCAATATCACATAAAGATAGTTCAATTATATGTCAGGCCGAAGGATACATTAAATGTAGCGAATTAGCACAAAAATTAACTAATTGGAATGAACCTGGAAGTGTTGCACCATACTTCATAACTACGATAGATTGGATTAAGGAAAACAAATGAGTTACTATTTAAAATCTGGGGATACCGTCACAATCAAATCTGACAATTCACTAATAATTGATAAAAAATTAGAACCACTGAATTATATAGTTCAAGTGGATTCAAATGGTAATTTCTTTTTAAGAATTGTTGATGATTTCACAATGCCGGAAAAATTATATGGAAAAACAGAGAAACATTGCCAGAGAATTTTAAATACCTATAAAGAAAGATCTGGTAACCTAGGAGTAATGTTGGTTGGAAATAAGGGATCTGGAAAATCATTACTATCCAAATTAATCTCAAGAAAATGTAAAGAGATTGGAATGCCAACCATAATAATCAACCAACCATATCATGGAGATACTTTCAATAAGTTTATCCAAGATATTGATGTCAATACAGTAATAATCTTTGATGAGTTTGAAAAGGTATATGAAAAGACTGATCAAGAGAAGATATTGACTTTATTTGATGGGATGTTTGAATCTAAAAAATTATTTGTGATAACATCAAATAGCAGTTATATGATCGATGATAATATGTTTAATCGTCCTGGTAGAATATATTATCAGATTGAATATTCCGGTTTATCTGAAGAATTTATAACTGAGTTCTGTCAAGCTAATTTAAATGACAAGACACAAATCAATTCCATTATTAAGATTAGTAATTTGTTCACTGACTTTAATTTTGATATGTTGAAATCTATGATAGAAGAAATGAATAGATATCAAGAGTCTGCTGAGGAAGCAGTTGAATTATTAAACATAAAACCAAATTGTAATAATAGAATAAATGAACGTAGGTATTACATTGAAGAATTTGAGGAAAATGGAGTGTCAATACTTGACAAGTTAAATTGCACAGTTTATTATATGAATCCATTTATCGAATCTGTCGTAACATCAACAGAAGCAGTTGAATATACAATGAATCCATCGGATATAACAAAGATGAATTTATTATCTGGGAATGTTGAATATAAGGGTGAAAATTTATATATGCGATTGAAAGCCGATTTAACCGAGTCTTTCAATTTTAGGGGTGCATTTTAAAATGATATTCAATAACGTTCAAGATTTTGTTTTATTGGAAAGGATTACACGCACAAACGATATTAAATATTTATTGGATTTATCAAGATATATTGAAGGGTATATGACAAATCCAGTTGAACATCATGATTTCTATGGGGAACTGGAGTGTAGAATCATAAAATCGCCGAGGGAACAGATTAACAATAATTTTCGGGAAATGAGTTTATGGGGACATGTATTTTTATATCATCTAAGCATGGAGGATCGTGGTTTATATGATGTTATATATTGTTACAAACTAGATGACAAGAAATATAATATGTTTAAATCTCTGAGAAATGCCTCAATGCAGAATGAAATCAGATTGACAGATGCATATGAAGATGGTAAAATTTCTTATGAAGTGTATGTTCACTTAGTAGTTAAAAATTTTACTCTACTTGCTAAAAGGAATGATTCATGAAAAAGAAAATATGGCTATATGAACTAACACTTTACAAGAACCTTTCTTTATTGTATAATACTATTTATACACAGACTTACCATTTAAGGAATATGACATACAAGTAAGTTGTGCTCCAATGGAAATAGATTTATCAGAGGTAATATTTGAATGACAATATTTTTAGGAATTTTAATTTTAATATCGATATTAATTTATTCGTTTAGATTTACATTAACTAAAGGGGAAAAGAAGAAGTCGACATTTAAATTAATTGACATTTTGAGTTGTGTATTAGTTGCATTAGTAGTAATTGGTTTTCTTTATTTATTAAATAATATTCAAGGATTATAAAATGAGTTTTAATTCAGTAGTAATAATTGGTACAATTTTATTCATTACAATTATCGGAGTTAGTTGTTCTGTAGGTAGAATTGAAACTGGTTCGGTTGGTGTACGAACTACATTCAATAAAACAGTCATTCAAGAAGAAGTTCAACAAGGAATTTATGTTGCAGTATTAGATTCCGTTAAATCATATGTGGTTAAAGAAACTGAACTCCAATTAAATGATCTAAAACCAAAGGCAAAGGATAACTTATTCCTATCTGAATTGGATCTTAGTATTTTCTATACAATCAATCCAACACAAGTATCAGAACAAATTACTAAATATTCAAATTTAACATCAGTGGATGACTCTGGTAATAGATTCCCAAATTACTTTTTAGTACAAAGAATTGCTAGGGGAGTTAGTTATGATACAATTTCAAAATTTGAATCATTGACTATTCACTCAAGTCGATCAGAAATTGAAGGTATGCTTATGAAGTCTCTTCAAACTGAATTGGATAATGTTGATCCTGGTGTATATACAATTACTAAGGTTATTATTCGACAAGCATTGACAGATCCTTCTTTAGAAGAAAGTATTCGATTGGCTGTTGATATGCAAAAGAAAGTTGAAGCTAAACAACATGAATTAGCTTTAGCAAAAGCTGAAGCAGAACGTAAGATTGCTGAAGCAAATGGTATTGCAGAATCCAATCGAGTGATTACTTCTTCATTGACTGATAAATTACTTCAATGGGAACAGCTTAAAGTTCAGGCACAGTTTGCAGGAGAAGGTACACATACTATCCTCATGCCACAAGGGGTTAATCCTCAAGTTCTAATTACTAAGTAATACTTGACTTATGAATGGCATTCTGTATAATAGAAATATGTACAGAATGTCATTTACCATTTAAGGAATATATCATGGAACTAATTCTAATAGATCATGAAGAGTGTAATCAGATTCTTAAAGATATAATTAAAGAAATAAATCCAGAGCATTACGAGAAACGTATCGGTAATCGGAAACTCACTGAGTTTGTGAATGTGGTTGATCTGGAATATGCTTTATATTCTACATTCATCGAATCTACAGATAGCTTTAATAAACCATATTCAAAGGAATCTAAGTTTAATTTAGTGGCCAAGTCAACTTTGTCAATCCCCCAGGTAGATGGATGGATATTATTTGAATGGCACTCACATTCATTTAAACTTATATGGAAACTTTATCTTGATGGGCTTTATGATGGTCTCAGACAAATCCAAATTTTAGTTGAATTATATGAGGAAAAATCGACATGGAAATATTAATGTACTTCTTATGGTTAATTGTGGTTACCTACATAATATTAACTATAGATTCAATTAGAACAAGAACACTTGAGGAAACGATACAGAGAACAATTGATTATCATTCTATTATAATACATTATCGTATGCATCGAAAAATTCAAATTTCATTTAGTGATTTATCATATGGAGTTGGGATATTTAATCGGAAAATTTTTAGTTTAGTTGATTCTTTTAAAGAATTGATTTATAATAAATTGGTGGGATTATATATACTGATCCTCATAGCGATTGATGGTGTGAATGAAAAATATTGATGGCAAACAATCGATGTACACAAAGAAGAATTAGCTACCGATGAAGAAAAATTTTGTCGTATGGTTGGGAAATTCTTGAAATGGATGCAGTAGCACCAAAGATAGATAAAGTAAAGATAAATCAATTATTTAAAAAAGGGGCGAGAAAAGACTATGAAAGATTCAATAAAAGAAGCTATCGGGAAAGAGATTAGTGTATATTATAGAATGAATGTTGATGATGAATTTATTGATGATGAATTTATATTAACTGGTACATTAACCAAACATAAAGGTGATAATAATTATTATCAAGTTACTTCATATGGAGCAAATAAACACATAGTATTTTCTGAATCTGAAGTTTATGATGTTAAACTATTATTTAATGAAGTTGGTGCAATAATATTATATTAAGGATAAAATTATGATTACTTTAAAAACATTACCACAAGCTACCGCTCAGGAAGTATTTGATCAAGTGGCCAGACATCTTCTAACACAAGGAAAGAAAAGTATTTCAGAAAATAATCAATATTGTATGTATCGTGGATTTAATGACACTAAATGTGCTGCTGGATGTTTAATCGCAGATGATGAATATAGGTCAGAATTTGAAATTAAAACTTGGGCCGAACTTGTTATCGGGGGGTATGTAGTATCAAAAAATCACTATGTATTAATCACGAAATTACAAGATATTCATGATTGCCACGAACCAGAAGATTGGCGAGTTATACTAAATAATTTAGCTGAAGAATCTGATTTGAAACCTATTGACTTTTAAATCATATAATGTCATAATAGACTGATGTTGAACTATTATTTAATGAAGTTGGTGCAATAATATTATATTAAGGATAAAATTATGATTACATTGAAAACACTACCACAAGCTACCGCTCAGGAAGTATTTGATCAAGTCGCAAAACATTTATTGACTCAAATGAAGAAAAGTGTTGCCAAAAGGACGGCAGAAAGTGCGTCAGATTCAAAGGATTATTGTATGTATCGTGGATTTGATGGCACTAAATGTGCTGCTGGATGTTTAATATCAGATGATGAATATAAGCTGGAGTTTGAAAATCACAATTGGTTACATCTCTCTAGTACTAATTATTTAGTGCCAGAAGAACACTGCTATTTAATCACGAAATTACAAAATATTCATGATTGCTACGAACCAGAAGATTGGAGAGTTAAACTAAATAATTTAGCTGAAGAATCTGATTTGAAACCTATTGACTTTTAAATCATATAATGTCATAATAGGTTATATGAAATAATATATAATGTAGGACTAAAAGAACATGAATAATAATAGCTGTACAGTAACGTTAATAGAAAAATTAACTTGTCATAATTACATTAATTTATTAATATCTAAAGGAGTTCCAATTGATCCAAAGATGGCTTGGATGAAAGATGGAATCATAGTACCGGAGATAGGATTTTCAGTAAAGAAATTTGTTGATCCAGAATCAGAAACAGAAACATGGACATGGAAAGCTAGAACATAATGACTGTATTTTTAGATGTAAATCAATTTGAAAAAATGATAGAGGATATTGTATGGGACTTAGATGTTAGTTACCTAGATGCAGTATTTGCATACTGTGATAAAAATGAAGTAGAATATGAGGATGTTGTTAAGTTAATCAAGAAGTCGATTAAACTTAAACAGAAATTAGAGTTTGAAGGAATTCAAACTGGTCAATTAAAGAGAAACACAGCCGCAGCATTATTTTAAATGGCGTTGTCTCCAGAATTTGCCGTTAGGATTTGGAAGCCATTATACGTTCATTTTACAAATAAATCTTATAATATATTCACTAGCAATTCTAAGATTAAATATGGATCCAATGAAATAGAAGAGAAAGGTAGACAGATCATAAAGTTTGCCAGAAAATTTAATAAAGATACCGATGCTGGATTCTTTTTGATTGCAAATTATATTGAAGGTAACTTTAATGTCCCCTGGGATTTGGATGAAGAATCTAATGACAATTATATCAAATGGATAGGTAGAAGGGAATCTATAAGTTATATTGTATCTAATGATGTTAGATTGATTTCCGACAACTGCAATAAATCTGATTTATATACTAAATTTCCACATGAATCAAATCTATTTAAACTATATTTAAATAAAAAAATATCTCCTGAAACATTAATATTAGTTGATCAGTATTATACTCCATTTTTAGATAAATGGGCATTAGAATCAATATCCAATATGATGCAAGATAAAGTATTTCGATTGATTAAATATAAACCATTTGTTAAACACAATGAAGATAAAATTAAATCTATTATAGGAGGTGAACTGGAACTATCATAAATATACATGCATGAGAAATAAATTCATTATGATGTAGTATACAAATATAATTAAAATAATTAAACAGGTACATCAAAATGACATCAAAATACGAATCAGACTTAAGTAAATTAGTAGCATCGGTAGAAGCACTCAATTCTAAAAAATCATACACCAAAGATGAAGATGATCGATACTGGAAACTTGGTAAAGATAAGACCGGAAATGGTGCGGCTGTAATTCGATTCCTTCCAGAACTATCTGGAGAACTTCCATACGTTAGATTGTACAATCACTGGTTTCAAATTAAAGAAACTGGAAAATGGGTTATTGGTAATTGCCCAACAACTATTGATGGAAATACATGCCCATGCTGCGAGAAATATTTGGAAAATTGGGTAGAGAATGATAAAGTAGCACAAGCATATGCTAATACATTTAAACGTAAATTAAATTACATTTCAAATATATTGGTGATGTCAGATCCAATTAATCCAGAGAATGAAGGTAAAGTATTCTTATTCAGATATGGTAAAAAAATCTATGACAAATTGATGTCAAAAGTTAAACCATTGTATGAATTTGAACAGGCACTAAATCCATTCAATATTCAAAGTGGTGCTAACTTTATTCTACAGGCAAATACTGTTGTATTAGATCCAACAAAGAAAACTACAACTTTATCATATGATCAATCATCATTTCAAACCCCATCAGATTTAACTACAATGGATAATTTGGATGATATTATGGAATCAAGGTATTCTCTATTTGATTTAATCTCAGAGGATAAATTGGATACATATGAATCGATGTCTAAGAAATTAGAAAAGGCATTGACTGGAAAAGCGCAAGCTAAAACTCAAGAAGCTGTAAATTCTAAAAATCAAACTTCTGAAGAAGCTAGTGTAGTACAAGAGGAAACTAAACCTTTAAAAGTAGAATCTCCAAAGTCAACTAAAGCTAAACAAGAAGTTGCTTATGAGGATGACGAGGATGACTCGGATTACTTTGAACGATGAGCTAAGAGGTAATAATGAGGGGAGACTTAATGTACCCC